TAACAACCGAAAAATTAGCGGACGCAGCGACAACCGAAGCCAAACTCGGTAATTTGTCTGTATCGACTGGCAAAATACAGGCTAACGCTGTTACGGACGATAAATTGGCTCAGATGCCAGCAAAAAGCGTCAAGGTTAATACTAGCTCTTCAACGGCAAATGCCACGAACTTGTCACTTATTGCTAAACAGTTTGTTGGGACCAATGACGCCGGAGATCTTGTTGCTATTTCACAAGGTTACAACGCTATACTAAACGGCAACATTCTCAATTATCACACAGGGAATCCACTCGTATTTAGTACTAGCACCGCAGATAGCAACCCCACTACCGGCAGGTATAAATTCGATTCAAGCACACTTGGTTCTATAACTAAACTCTGGGTAAATAACGCCGACGCAGCTTCAAATAGCTTGATAGCAATAGCTGATTCTATAGCCGTTAACGATTTATTATCGTATCGATCGACAGTAAACCCGTCAACCGTATTCGGAACATTCAGAGCAACATCTACAGCTTCAGACAAGACGGGATACCGCGAAATAGGTGTGCAGTTTGTTTCCGGGGTGTTACCAGGAAATTTAGAGTTAGTTGATTTTGTTCATGTATCGACAGGGGCAATCGCTGGTCTTGGATCGTCAGGTGCTAATTCATATTTATACGTCAGATATGCTGACGAAAGCGACGGGACAGGATTTTCAAGCGTATCTGGAAGTAAGAGATATATCGGAATAAAGCAATCGGCAACAGAGATTGTTTCTCCGGTGGCGGGTGATTTCACCGGCTTATGGTATGACAGGCAAGGCATCCAAGGGATTCAAGGGATTCAAGGTCCACAGGGCGCTCAAGGTCTAGCTGGTGCTACTGGAATACAAGGTATCCAGGGTGCTACAGGACCAGCGGGTCCAACAGGTCCAACAGGTCAAACAGGCGCTACCGGGCCGGCGGGGGCTACGGGCGCAACAGGTGCTACCGGTCCAGCGGGACCAGCGGGACCGACAGGCCCGGCGGGGGCTACAGGTGCTACAGGTGCTACAGGTGCTACCGGTCCAACTGGGCCAACAGGTGCTACGGGTGCTACCGGCCCAGCGGGTCCAGCAGGCACGGGCGGCGCTTCTTTAGCGACCGGCGAGTTTGCTGATATCGGTGCTTTCGGTGAAGGAATAACACCTTACGACTTATTGCCAAGACCTTACGTACCGACCGCGTATTCTCCGCTCAGAACATTGTATTGCTCTCCCACGGGATCAGGAACGGCGGCAACACTCGGCGCGCCTTCTACATTGGCCACTGTAGCAACACTCATACAATCCGGTGACTTGGTAATAATGTTACCTGGCACATATAACTTTACAGCACAAATCGTATTTTCTGCATCAGGTACAAGCACAAACCCTATAACATTCCAACCACAACAAGCTGGCACGGTAATTATCGATGGCGCAGGTGTTACTGCTGGAACTGATTATAACCTTCGTTTAAACGGTTCGTACCTTCGTTTTTACGGACTCGAAGTGCGTAATATGCCGAATAAAGGTTTCCTGATGGTCGGAAACAATAATACCGTCCAGTACATGTATATACACCATACAGCTCACAGTGGTGTACATATACAGAACCCTGAGAATGCCACTTTGCTTGTCACGACAGCACAGTCAAATAATTTAATTAGCGATTGCATAATTCATGACTGCTCAGATGAGTTTTTAGGTACATTGGGTGAAAATGCAGACGGTATCAGTGTGTCTCTTGGATATAACAATATTATTAGACGATGTATTACACATAGCAATTCAGATGATGGTATTGACGTTTGGGATTCAAACAACAGCATAGTCGAATACGTATTAACATACGCAAATGGCAAGGGTGCCAATGGTGACGGTAACGGCATTAAAGCCGGTTCACCGACCGGGAACTCAGTTGGTAATACTGTACGGCATTGTGTCTCAGCTTATAACAGAAGATATGGTTTTGATTATAACGGAGCCACGAACGTTACTTTTAATTACAACACTGCAATAGGTCATGCTGTTAGCTATACTGGTAGCGCCAATACTACGATATCAAATAATATCGGTGATTCACCATCGAATACTATAACCGGCGTACAAACAAATAATTCTTGGCAACGTAACGGAATCCCGGCGTTTATATCATCGATAATAAATACTGAAAATTTCGCTGTACCAACACATTCCGACAATATTTACCATGACTCAAATATATTTGTTTACAGATTCAATAACTCAGCTAGTACAACACCGTCAAACCCGAGTAACAAATTTTTACGGTTCAACAACGCCAACCCGACGCTAGTTACTCAGGTATTTATAACTAACAAAAACATTAACTCGGTAGATACGCTAACAGCAACAACCGCCTTTTTGTCTGGAGAGACCCTGTTTCTAGCGTCAGAATCCGGAAAATTATTCGCGTTTAAGCTAAGTGCAGATGCCGTCAATTCAACTGGTTATGCATCGTTAACCGGGGCTGTAACGTTGACGGAAGGCGGAATATTCACGCAAGACGAAATAATAACCATAACCACAACCATATAGGCCAACCATGGCAATACGTGATAACTCTTACATAAATAATCTGATTAAGTATAAAGCTTTCACAGAAGCTTTTTTGGGTATTACTGGGCTGCCATCGATTCAGGGCGATCGACCAGGATTCACTATAAAACTTGGGGCTAGCGCAACCATGGCAGATCCAGGGAACGGTTGGTTTAGGCTTGCAAATATAGGCTCAGTTGATAATGGTGATACTACTCAATTGGCTGTTAGTGTTAATTCTTTATCACCGGTAATTGATATGTCAGCGCTTTTAGCGGCCGCTGGGGTTGGTACGATTATACGCATTTCGCCAAAACTGAACACTGGTACTGATTACTGTACGTTACGAGTAGTTACAAAAACATCAATGGAAGGCGGAACTTGGTACTTATTTGATGTCGTTGTGCTTTTCGTTACCCCAGGTTTACCAAATTCAGCATCCGGCCTACTTCCAATCTACGTTATTGATTATCAATATGATAACGGTATTCGTACCGATATCGATGGAAATCTTGTGGACGAGTCTGGCACTGTAATTTCAGGCATAGACAAAGGCGCGTATTCAGCAATGGCCGCGCTTTCACCTATCACTAATGACGGTAACTATTTCCATGTCACAAACTACGGGGTCAACGGAATCCCGATGCGCTATCAAGCTAGCTCGATACAAAACGAATGGATTCCAGACGGCATACAAGCTGTTTCTGACAAAATTCACGAACTATATTTAGTTTTTCCAGAAACCAATGCTTCGGCAGTGGCTAATAACGGTTCCGGCAAATGCAGGGTGACAATTACTGGGCATTTACTTACCGCTGGAGTGTGCCTGCCAGTATTGGCAACGGCTGGCTATGACAAGGTAAGACTAGCTGTTACGGCAGGTACAAACTGGACGCCAGGACAATACACAATATTAGCTGTTCCAGATGCGAATACTGTCGATATAGATTACCCATTTACGGCAGGTCTAGGCACGCCAACAATACCACCCAAAGGTAATAGTGTGATTATCGACGCTTTTACAGTTCTATTGCCCCCGCTCGGGAAAAGAACTGAAGTTAGGGTAAGGGCTAGGGCTTTATATACTGCAGCCACGATATCGCGCCAGGTAAAAATGTATTTGAATACTATTAGATTTGGCCAAGCGATATTCAACTCGACCGGAAATATTACAGGGATCATAAACCAAGGTTTCGAGAATCGCGGGGTTACTAATGCTCAGCGTAATATTTTTAACTTGAATATGTTGGATGATTCAAATCAGTCAGCTAATGCGCCGCTCGATCTAGCTGTACAAACAAACGTACAAACAACGTTAACATTTGATCTTCAGTCAACAAACTCAAATCTGGTAATAGGTATTGATAGATTGCAAGTGTGGGTCAAGGGGGTTTAAGTTGAATCCATTTAGTAAAAAATTCGTACCGTTCAAAGGAAGCATACTTCCTCCAGAACCATCGCCGTTGACTATTACTATTTCACCTTCCAGTGGTTCTACAGTGTCTGGCACGATAACGATATCGGCTACTGTCACAGGCCTAGTTGGACGGGTAACTATCGCGGGTGTCAAGTTCAATTTTAACGGTATTCAAATCGGCGCAGAAGATACGACTTCACCGTATTCTACAACTCTTGATACTACAATATACGGGTCTGGCAATTACACGATAACGGCAATTGTTAGAGATTCAAACGGCGGGGTAACGGTGAGCGATCCTGTTGTAATAACAATAAATAACGTTGTTACTTCTCCTGATCTTATCGTAACAGGATTAAATTATGCGGCTGGCGTTTTCACAGCTACAGTGCAAAATCAAGGATCAGCCAGTGCATCCGGAACTATAAATTGTGATTATAAAGTAGGTGGGACGCTTCGAGCGTCTGGTTCGGTTGCTGGGCCACTTGCATCTGGAGCATCGGTTTCGGTGGGAACTACTACCCCCTACACAATACCTGACGGAACTCACACTATAGCAGCTGAAGTGGATCCTGGAAACACGATTGCCGAATCTAATAATGCCAACAACACGTTTTCAAAATCTATCACGATAAGCCCGTCGACATCAGCACATAAAGCTGACTATGGCAACTACATAATGCAATCCGGCAGTATCGAAGCGGATTGGGCCGGAATCATGACAAGACTCGACAACGACCCAGGAAGGAAGTGGAAGGGGGTAATAGTCAGGTTACTCTGGACCCAACTCGAAAAAGCTCAAGGACAGTACGACGGATTCCAAACAGATATTAACGGCACTCTGACAAACGCCGGAATTGCGAGGATAAAAAAATATCGTGATCAGCTTTGGGCTAAACAACAACGAAAATTAATACTGTTTATACACGTTAAAACGTTTAGTAGCGTAGCGGTGCCCACATACCTGCAAAAACCGGAATATGCCGATGCAGATCATACAGGCACTACGAATACAAGTTTCATGGGTCAGTATAAATACACTTCAGGTAATAAAGGTCCAGGCGGTCACGTGCCAAATATGCATGTGACTTTTGTACGGCAGCGGTGGGAAGCTTTAATGGCTGCTTACGCTGCCGAATTTAATAATGATCCTGCTATAGAAGCAATTATCCTTTCGGAACAGTCAGTCTCTCACCCAAACGACCTCGTGATTGATGGCACAGCGTCTTGTGGCTGGAGTCGCATAAATGCCTGGCTGGATGGCATGACTACGGCGTTGACCGCCGCGCGTGCGTCGTGGACTAATACGGGAATCTGTCAATGGATTAATGCGGATAGATGTGTGATGTCTACTACTGGTGCCGGTGGGACATTAACGGGATTCGTTAAAAATTTATCGAATATCGGTGTCGGAATGGGTATGCCTGATGTGACGATCAACGACGCGGGGCTGCTTATCGTGGCCGGTACCGGCGGGCACACTGGATCCATCGATATCATCAAAAAATTGCACTCAAACGGGCCGGTCGTAGCGCAAATGTCTGGACCCGCGCTATTTGGATCTTATACCGGGGCAAAGCAAGAAGGTCCAGAAATTGCAATACGCGGGTCAGTCATCCACAGATGCGTCAGGAACTCGAGGTATTCGAGGTATGACGGGAACGGTTTTATGGGTTTAACCCGGTCTACTTGATCGATGGTGTAAACGCAGTCGCGCTGAAAGTCCCACGGATTCTTAGCTTAGTGTGCTCGCATCCGCAGCTGAAAGCGCGCCTGCTCCGGCTCATTCATTTGCTTGAAGGCCCAGTGCTCGCGGTCATGCCGTGCGAGTAGTGCGTCTAATTCGGATACGGGCGCAGTAAAGCTTTGCTCAAAAGATGATTGCATTCGGTGTTACACTCACGCGGTTCGTCGTTGTTGCTTAATTAAGTTATGTATTAGTTACAGCCTGGCACTGCCGCGAGTGAAAAACGGTAAGATGAGCAAGAGCCCGCCCATCCTAGAATTCGAGGACATTAATTCAAAGATTCAAGGATTTCCCCAAGGGGCGGATCAGCTGCGCCAATTCACCCTTTCCGGAATTCTGGGCGATGAGTGCGCATTCTGGCCTGACGCACAGAAATTCTATTCCGCCAGTATGCCAACGTTAGACGGCGGCGGACGTATGACTTTGATCAGTTCGCGCAGTCCCGGCTTCTTTAAAAAAATCGTATTCGATCAGTTAGATGCACAGGACTTGAGTTTCAAGGAAGTGCCGCCTGCACCCGTGAGTGTGCCGCTAGAAGGCGTCGAAGTGTGGAGGAATCCGAAGAACCGTTTCACCGTCATCGATTTGCATTACACGGCGAATCCGGCGAAGCGGGGGGCCGCATGGCGCGAAGGCGTTCGGGCGAGTATGCCGCGCAAAGATTTTGAAATGGAATATGAGAAGAGCTGGCACACTTATGAAGGTAAAGCCGTTTATGATGACTTTAACAAAAACCTTCACGTAGTGAAGGGTCTGATTGAGCCGGAGCCCGGCATCCCTTTAATCCTGGGCTGGGACTTCGGGCTCACGCCCGCTTGTGTAGTCGCGCAACTCGTCGGCAGGCAATTGCGGCTGCTGCATGAATTCGTAGAAACGGACGGGAGCATTTCAAAATTAGCTCCCGAAGTATGGTCTTTCCTTCGAATTAACTTTCACAGCTGGACCGTTTACGACGATAAAATTTTTAATTTCATAGATCCCGCCGGCTTCAATCGCTCACAAGAGAATGATGAAGTGACCTGTGCGAAAATTCTTAAAGGTGCGGGCTTCCGGAATGTGCGCCCCGGACTAATAGCATGGGAAGCGCGCAAGCAAGCAGTTGAGAAATTTCTGAAGACGCTAGTCCGCGGCGCGCCGGCGCTACTGGTATCAGAAGAAGGCTGTCCGATCACAGTTGAAGGCTTTGGCGGCGGCTACAAGTATCCCACGAAAGCGATTGAAGTAGAACCGACAAAGATCAGACCAGTTAAGGACCGCTGGTCGCATCCACACGATGCAGTTCAATACCTGTGCGACGGTGCAACGACCACTGCGAAGCAAAGCGGAATAGAATTATTCCCGCCGAATTATGGATTTCAAAAATGATTAACGTTTTTAAATTAAATTACAACTAGGAGACACACAGAATGAAAGAGAAATTGGATGAGGATTATGTAAAGCGCTACGTTCTCGGAATGCGCGCTGAAGCTGAGAGTGCAAAAACTGATCGAATGGAATTAAACCGCGATAACTTTGCAATGTATCAGCTGCGCCATGATTTTTCGCATAAGCAGCCGGGCCAGAGCAAAGAAGTTCTGAGTAAAACGAGGAACAGCACAGAGCAAACTAAGGCATTCTTTCAGCAATCGCTCGCTGATTTAGGCGAATGGTTCCGCGTAGTAAAGCGCAGTAGCGCAGAAACTTCATTAATTACTGAAGACGAAGCACAAAAGTTGCTAAATTATATGCTAACTAAGGCAGATTACTTCAGCCACGTTGGAAATTCAGTGCAATCCGGCGTTCTCGGCTCGCTAAGCATCAGCAAAGTGGGCGGAAAGCTGGTAAGTAAGCCGAAATTTAAGACCAGAGCCGAAGGCAAAGGCAAAAGTTATAAGAAATCCGTAGTTATGATTGAAGATAAGAGCTGGGAACTCTTTCTAAGCATAATTAGACAGGAAAATTACTTTCCAGACCCACACGGCAGCGGCCTTTACAAAATTGAAGACAGTTTCATGGACCTTCACGTAGTAAAACAGCAGAGCAAAGGCGATGATGCAATCTATGACGCTGAAGCAGTGAACTCACTCAAAGCGTGGGGCGGTCATGATATTAAAGAAGACCGAAAAGCCAATGAAACTGGGCAAAATGTGCCCTCAGATAGCATGCGTCCTCGTGTTAAAATCACAGAATTCTGGGGCACCATAGTTGATCAAAACACCGGTGATATCCTAGCAGAAAACGTAGTTTGCACCATTGCAAATGATGAAGTGATTATTCGAAAGCCCACTGAGAACCCACTGTGGCACCAAAAAGATCCAATCGTTGCCGCCGCTCTGATCGAAGTTGCAAATTCAGTGTGGGGCATCGCTCTAATGGACGCGGGAACGAAGCACAATCGCTCACTGATTGAAATTTTCAACCTAATGTTAGACTCGGCGATGAAAGCAGTGTGGGGCGTCTCTCAATTACGCACTGACGTACTCGACGATGCTGCGCAAATTCAAGGAAGTATTAAATGGGGTACTGTACTTAAGACAAATTCATCACTTCCCGTTGGCGGCATGGCAATGGAGGAAGTTATCACTGGGCACATCCCGCCCGAAGTCATTACTATGTACAATTTGATGACGCAGGAAACGCAGACAAGCATGTTCTCGTCTGATTTGCGCGCAGGTGCGATGAGTAGCCGCGATGTGAAAGCAACTCAAGTAGTCGCGCAGGAAAATTCTATCACCGGCGTCTTTCAAGGCATAGCAAAGAACTTTGAGAGTAAAAAAATTCAGCCAGAATTAGAATTAAGCTGGATGACCGTTGCACAGAACTGGGACCTCATCGATACGGAAGTTTTTAAATCACTCTTTGGCGCGGAACGCGGTGAGGAACTTAGTAAGTTAGAACCGCAAGAAGTTTTCGCAAACACCGTTAACGGATTCAAGTTCGAAGTCTTCGGAATCTCACTTGCACTACGCAGACAAAATGACTTTAGGAAATGGACTACACTCCTTCAAGTAATTGGCGGAAGCGAAGTTCTAATCGAAGCATTCCTAAATAAATATTCGTTCGAAAAATTTCTGGGTGAAATCATGACAAGCATCGACGTTGATAAAACTAAGATTGAAAATGCGGAGCAGCCCGCGCCGCCAACAATGCCGGGCCAAGCAGCCGATCCGATGGCTCAGCAGGGTGGAGCGCCGGGTGCAATGCCGAATCAAGCAAGTCAGCAAGGCTCAGCAGCGAACATTCCACAAGGCGGCGGCAACCCACTAGTTCAGGCATTCACTGCGCAGCAGATGAGTATGCCAAGCAGTCAGGCGGTTAAGTAATATGGAAAAAATGCCAGAGAGAAATCAGAAAAAGATCGGCCCCTTGCTATGGCAGTTGTGCGTAGCAAGGAAAATTACTCAAACTGTGATTGCTGAGCGCACGGGAATTTCCCGCATAGCCGTTAATCGGTTCTTCCGCGGAAAATCAGATGTGCGCGCGAGTGACCTCGCTGCAATCCTGTTAGAAATGCGAATCCCACTAGAAACAATAATCAAAGCACACTTAGAAGGAGAGCGAAATGGTACAATTTTCACCTGATGAACTAAGTCTAATCCGAGTGAGCGGTCACATCTGGTTAAAGATGCTGAAAGAGCGCGAGAAAAAAACACTCGATAAAATGTACGGACTTTATTGCAACGGTAAGACTGACTTCGTTGCAATTATGTCGGAGTACGCGACGGTGCGCGGGCAAATTCACGAGCTGGAACTTGCAATCACCGAGAGTCAGAAATCAAGCGTTAAAGATGAGTAACTAAAAATAAAAACAACAAGGAGATAAGACAATGCCAGGGAAAGAAGTAGTATTCGACGACAACGGGAATGACATGCCAGCCGGAACGGAGCAATTCGAAGGCGGTGATGCACCGGAGACGGAAGCGGCTGAGGCGCTGGAAACAGAAGCGCCCGCTCCCGCAAAGTATCGCATAGGCGACAGAGAATTTGCAACGCAGGAGGAAGCACTCGCTTTCGCAAACAGTCAAGTTAGCACTTTAGAGACAGAGAGGCAGCTTACTGACGCATATCGCCAGGGCATTCAAGACGCGGTCACTCATGCAAATCCGCAGCAAAGTGTTACACCACCCGCGCCCGCAGAGCCAGAGTTCAACGAGCAACTCTATTACGAAAATCCAGCAGAATTTCTGAAGAACTACAGTAAGCAAATCACTCAGCAAGTGACTACGCAGATTCATAGCCAGTTATCCGAAAAAGAACTGAGCAATAAAATCTGGAATGACTTTGCCACACGCCATCCAGAACTTGCTGACTACAGAGATGAAGTTGAAGCGACAGCGGCGAAGCACCTTTCAGAATTAAAATTAGTTAATCAGACGAAAGGCCAGACCGCCGGCTTCGACTACGTTGCACTGAAAGTTAAATCAAACTTTGAAAGGTATGCGAATGCAGTGAAGCCACATAAAGCACTTCCTAATTCAAGACAGGCGAGCGGACAGCCCGGACAGAGCAGCGGTGTAACACCAAAAACAACTGCGAAAAAACCCTTGAGTATGGCGGAGCAAATCCGCAGCATTAAACCAAAGAGACGCTAACTTCGCACTTTGTTTAACCCACTATTGAGCGGGGGCGGCGTCGTAACTGAAACCAACAAACAGGAGACAACATGGCTACACACAGTTGGACTTACGACGCCCCTGCGGGTGTCTTTAAGAACCACGCAATGTCAGCCGACATCCGTTTCGCAGCGATTGCTCAAACTAAGTTCGTGCAATTCACAAACCCTGCGGGCGGCTTAGGCAAGAACAAGGGTGAATCGGTGACGATCACTCGCGTTAGCAATTTAGCAGTGCCATCTGATGATGCACTTGTGGAATTAGAAGTAATTCCGGAAGATGAATTCGCACTTAGCACTCAAGCAATCAGCGTAACAGAAAGAGGACGTGCAGTTCCTTACACTAGCTTAGATAAAGATTTATCTATGCTAGATATTGAAAATGCAATCCAAAAGAAGTTGCGTGATCAGCTTGCCCTTCGCATGGACAAACTTGCAGCGGACGCATTCAAACGCGGTCGTTTAAAAGTGGTTGCAGACGGCGCTTCATCACTAAATGTAGCGACGAATGGAACTGCGGGCGCGCAAGCGACAGTAAACTTGGGCGTTTATCACGTTGAAAATATCCGTGATCTTATGTTCAGCACGTACAACATCGCTCCCTATATGGACGGTGATTATATCGCTCTTGCAAGCACAAAAGCATGCCGCGGTATTAAACGTGATGCGAATTGGGAAAAATGGCACACTTACACCGATAACGAAGCCAAGTTCAAAGGCGAAATCGGTCGTATTGAAGGTGTTCGTTTTATCGAAATTAACAACACAGCATCACTTAACAACGCTATCGGTTCTGCCGGCGTTTGTGGTGAAGCAGTATTTTTCGGTGACGACCCAGTAGCTATGGCTACAGTTCTTGATCCAGAATTAAGAGCTAAAGAGTCGGGCGATTACGGTCGTTCTCGTGGTGTAGCTTGGTACGGAATCTATGGATTCGATCAAGTTTGGTACGACTCAGCGAACCCAGGTGAAGCACGAGTCATTCACTTGACTTCAACGTAATAACGTAAAGAAAGGTGAGGCATTTATGAGTTATGAAAAAGCAACTAGCATGTTTGAGTACTTCGTTCCAATGACCGCAGTACTTGCAACAGCAGAAACTTTGTCTGCTTCAGCAGCAGTGCACGGCGAGATGATTTGCGTAAAGAGATGTAAAGTACGCAGAATTATGTTTGCAATTAGCACTACAGTTGTAGCAACAACAACCGCTCCGGTTGTAACTTTCCGCAAGCGCTTGAGCCCCGGCACGTCTGGCAGCCAAAGCACTATCGGCACGCTTACAATTCCGAACGGAACAGCAGTAGGTAAAGTCGTTTACAAAGATGTGACTCCTGTAGAAATTCAGGTCGGTCAAACAGTTTGTTTCGATCACACTACGGCGGCCCTCGGTGATCCGGCGGGCGTTGGCTCTTACGGCTTCGAAGTTATCGAAGACGCTGAGTTAGCAGCTAATGAATCTAACATGGTAGCTTCGGCTTAATGTTAGTGAGCGGGGGACTCCGGTCCCCTGCTTTACTTTATTTTTTAAATTTTCAAAATGAAACTAAACCCATCCTTGGAGGATAATGTGACGCCAGCACAGATTAAAGCTACGAGTTCAGGACCTAAAGCAGAAGTAAGACCAGACCAGTTCGACCTTCAAACGCATCAATTCGATAAGCGCGGGAATTTGAAATCAACAAATCATTATTTCTTGCACATCCGCGGGACTGCAAAGTACTTCGAACGTCCGCAATTTTCCGGCAACTTATTCACAGAGAATGATGAACCGGCAGGACGTGTTGAACGTTTAATTGATGAGAAAACTGGAAAGACAGTACTTAGTTTCGATCACAGCGTAGAGCACAAGCAATATGCTCCGCCATTAGAAGGTGCTGAGAAAATTCACCACGAGCTTGCTGAAACTAAAGCTGAGAACGCTGCTCTATTAGCAGAACTTGAAGCACTCCGCGCTGAGAAAGACGCAAAAGAAGCGGCTATTGAGGCGAAAGGTGAGGCGGGACGCAGAGAAGTAAAAGAATCACCACTCGCGCAAGCACAAGTGCCTATGGGTGCAAAGGCTGCCGAAGCAACTAAGGGGTAATTATGAGTCGCGGATCACATCCAGCATTTCAGTACGTAGTTCCTACAACACCTGCAATTCCAGCGAGCGGAAGTGGCCCGCTAGAAATTGCATCGTCATTGCCTGAGGACGCTACTGCTATGGACATCCAATACACTGGAATTCTAGCAGTGGATCTTTATCAGGGGCCAGATTCTAATCTAAAAAAGATTATGACAATTGGCGGGGTTCTTACTTCGGGAGTGAATGTGATTCCACGCGCTCCGGTAATGCTAAGCAAAGGCTCCCGTTTAAGCATTAGAGCAAACGCAAATGCAACAATCGGTGCAGGTACATTTATTATTAACGGCTGGGTCTAATAACCCGGCTTAACGGCTTAAGGGGAGTTAGATTGTGTCACAATTTAGAAATACCGCAGATATTAAAATTGAAGTTTTAGATAAAGCAGGGGAGCCGGTTAACGGTAACTCTGCATATGAGTCACTAGTAATGACTTATATTAATAAAGCGCATCAGGCTATAGTCGGCGGCGGAAGCATCTTTTCGCTAAAAGTTGATGAAGCTTGGACATGGGCGAAGCACCGCTATCCGATTATTCTTGAATTGCAGCCCGCGTATGCCACCGGGTCCGTAACCGTAACCAATAACGGGCGCTCCGTAATCTTTAGTCACATTCCGCCACAGTCCTTCTATGGCTGGTACTTAAAACTTGACGGCGACCGCACAGTTTATAAAATAACTGAGCATCTTGCTATGTCACTGACCGGAAGCATTGATTCCGGATTTCTCGGTGCCACCGGCACTTATAACTTCAGACTTTTTAAACTTGATTATGAAATCAGTCCTACGTACATAACGATTGATTCGAAGAACGATAAGCTTGACCTCGTTCGCACGGGCAGTACGCAAATTGCGCTCACGCTAACTCACGGCTCGTACCGTCCCGCAGAACTAGTCACTCACGTAGTTGCACTGCTAAATGCGCAAGCTGTGACTGAAGTTTATTCGGGCAGCTACGACAGCGTATTTCGCTTATTTACTTTTACTTCAAATTTAGCTGGCGGGGCAGTGTTCAAACTTCTCGGGGCGACTGGCACAAACCGAAAACGTTCGGCACTGCCCACGCTTGGCTTTGATAATTTAGATCTTACCGGAGCGGCTCAGTACATCAGTACTTACGTAGTCGGCGGCATCTCTCGCCTAATCGAACCGTTTAAGATTTATAAGCAGAACAATGACAACCCTTACATTCATAGCGTTGATTTAGTTCAGATGGAATGCGATTACCCGATGTGGTCAGTGCGTGAGAAAGTCCCTGAATTATTTGCTAAGGTTGAAGAAGGAAATGATGGCACAGTAACGGTACGATTTAATTCTTATCCGCCAGAAGCTATGCGCTGTGAAATTAACTGGATTCCAGTTCCAATCGATTTGCAAGATAATGACGTGAGCATTCCGCTGATTCCGCGCAAGGACATTGATTGCCTAATTCACGGAGCCGCCGCATTCATCCTTTTCGATAAAGAAGACACTAAATTTAAGGACATTCTTAGCTTAGCCGAGACGGCGCTGCTTGCTATGGAAAAGAAGAACCGCTCAGAGATGCGACGCACGGACGACCAGTACGGTCAGATTATCCCGCGCTTGGATCTTGCGGTTGAACGTCGCCGCTTAGTTTACGGCTATGAAAATAACGGAAGTCAGAGATTGCAACCGACGCCGCCGCCGGCGACTATTCCAACGATGACAAAAGCTACGCTCACATATCAAGACTTTGGTGATCCGGCGCTGAGCCAAGCCGTAGTTGCACATACAATTACTTCTGAGAAAACTTTGATTGCGCTTTTAATTAAGCACAGCATCGCATTCTCAGGCGGTAGCATTTCTGCGCTCAAACTAAGTGTGGGAATTGCCGGCGACCCGACAAAATTCATCAATCAATTTGATGTCTTTCAAGCGGTGGATCCAGCAGCACAAGACGGCGCAGTACTTATGTACTTCCCGGCTGTGAATACAGATGTGATTGTTACGGCTGAAGCAACGGGCGGAAATCTTAATACAATGGTCGCTGGATCCGTGGACATTTATTTCCAAGAATTGGCGGTATTATAATATGAAATTGTTTTTAATTTTACTCACATTTCTAACAACGACGGTAAGCGCCCAGAGCACACTCTCGGGGAACTTGCTTTACTTATTACCGACGACACTGACTGCAACTTGCAGAAACGGTGATATTCGCGTTGATACGGCATCGAGCCCGCTTTCCTTAAAACTTTGCTCAAGCAATACTTGGGGCGCTATTACTCCGGGTCAGTGGGTCACCGCAGGCTCTGACATTTATCGTTTAACAGGAAATGTAGGTATTGGGACCACCAGTCCAAACTATGAGAGCGCCCCCGTTCGACGACGAGTACTCACTATCGCCGGGGATGGATCAACCGCTGATGCCTTGGGTATACTTGAGTTTGCCAATGCTTATGCTCCGGCTGCCGGAAACTCATTAGGCTCCGTGGTTTTCAGCCAGCCAGGAAATCTTGGCGACACGAGAGTGGCACAAATCAACGGAGCCGTAGAAGGCAGTGGAGGAGCGTCTGGATACGGCGGTGTACTGACCTTCACAACAAAACGGGACAATACGACCGCTAGCGAAAAAATGCGGATTACTTCGAGCGGCAACATCGGTGTGGGAACTGCAAGCCCCACTGCCAATCTTCATATACAAGGCGCTGCGCCGATTTTAAAAGTGCAAGATACCAGCGTAGGAGCCACGGCGTTATCACGTACTATGAGCGGATTGGAACTTAGCGCGGTGGGACAGAATACCACGAATAAATACACCCCTGCTTTGAAATTCATGTCCACTGACACTGACTTTACAACAGAAAACCCTAAGTTTCTCGCTGGCGTTGTTGGGCGAGCGACAGAGTTGTACGGTTCTGATACAACCGGCGGTATGGCGATTGATTTCGCTACGGCTCCAAACGGAGTCGGCGCAAACTCTGTTCCTACTGTGAGGATGACTATCGATCAGAGCGGAAACGTCGGTATTGGCAACGTGGCTCCGCGCGCGAAACTGGATGTCGTCGGAAATATCACTGCAGACAGCGCGGTTTTAAACTCAGGGACAACGGAGATCGGCTTAGGCTCAAATGGAGGGGGTGGAGCCATCAAAACGAAGATCATCGCCAATGCCACTGGAAGTTGGGGAAAAAATGATCTTCATTTTGCGTTGAACATCAATGGAGACGGCAACGCCGCCACGATAGCGGACTCGAAAATGACAATCAAAAACAACGGTAATGTCGGTATGGGCGGAGTTACTGATCCAATGGTTCCGCTGTCGATTGCCGCACAAGGAACCACGGTTGGAACGCATGAGCAATTAGGACTGCGCTCTCAGCGCATCGCTATCACTTCCGGAGCTTTAATCAGCGGCATGTCTTTCCGCTCTAATGATACTTCAAATACAGCGCCCGGAATTATCGTCGCTAATATCGGCGCGGTGGCCACGGCAACGCACACCGCATCCGTTTTAGACACCGCTTTAACCTTCACAACAACCAGCACTCTTTCCAATACAGAGAAAATGCGTATCCTCGGAAACGGAAACGTCGGTATTGGAACCACAGCACCCGGTAATCTTTTGGATCTTTCAAAATCAAACGTAACAGCTTACACGGCTACAAGTGTAAGTTCTGCTAATCCTTTTAGTGCCTCGGACCCAGTATTGAAAATTACAAACTCTAACGGCGCAGACAATGATGGTGCCTTTATTGGATTCAGTACAAAAGCTGGAGATGGAACTTACAATCAAGGTTATATTGGTGCAATTGCAAAGTCCGGAACATGGGCCTCGAATATTGTTTTTGGAAATAGAACTGCAAGCGCTGGTTATTCAGAAAGAATGCGCATCGACTCATCCGGCAATGTCGGCATCGGAACTACAGCGCCAGGAACTGCACTTGACGTTAAAGGAACGCTTCGCCTCAGCGGAAGTTCTTCCGGTTACGTCGGCCTTGCGCCCGCAGCCGCAGCAGGCAGCACCACTTACACACTTCCAAGTTCTGACGGGGCTTCCGGACAGGTTCTTCAAACTAATGGCTCCGGAACAATGAGCTGGCGTTCTGTCGGCGGTGCAGTTGTGCAAGAAACTTACTGCGAATTTAGCACACCCACTACGCTGAGCGGGTACAGCACCATACCACTGGATAACACAATTCCTCAACAGACAGAAGGGGCTGAGGTAATGACCTGTTCGATCACTCCACAAAGTGCTTCGAATAATTTGCTTGTTGAAGCTCACATCTGGGTGGACGAGGGAAATAACGTCTATAACATTGTTGCGGGCGCAATTTTTCGCGATTCCACTGCGGACGCCATTGCCGCAGGTATTTTTGCCGAGCAAAACATTTCGACTGCTTTAATGACGGGTAATTTTGTTATGCGAAAACGTGTCTCAGCAGCTTCAACTTCGGCCACAACTTTCAAATTTAGAATTGCTGAAGGCAACGGGACTAACAGCATCAACATAAATAAGTATGCAGGCGGAAACGTCTTCAATGGCACTTACATTTCAACAATGACCATTAAAGAAATAGTTCCTTAAGGAGTTTTTAGTTATGGCATACGCAGGACAAGCAATTACTATTCCCCTGGGTCAGCTCGGTCTTATGACAGACATGGCCCCGGTTGACGTTGCACAAGGCGCTCTAATTCTAGCGCAAAACGTTGCATTGAATAATGGTTTCGTTGAGAAAGCCCCGGGCTCGCGCGCATTCAATGAGGAAGCGCTGCCCGCTGGCGTCGTTGGCGTTTATGATTGGCGTCCTAATAAAATCACTCAGCGCTTAATCGCCGCTTGCAGCAACGGCTTTCTTTATATCGATGCGGGAGTCGGCGCAAATTCATTCAGAACTTTGCCGATTAATGCGCAAGACTCTAACGGTACTCCGGTTGCACTCACAGGGCTAAATCCAAATTGCCAGTTCGTTGCAGCGGGCGGTGAAACAGCGGGGCGCAGTAAGAAATTATTCTTTTTCAGTCGCGGACAGAATCCAATTATGGTCCTAAATAGTACGACTGAAATTTTAGCGCCGTTATCAACGCCCCCAGCCGACTGGGTCGCAAATAATTATCCAGTTTGCGGCGTCGTTTTCCGCAATCACTTATTCGCATTCGCCGGACAGCAATCTTATATGAGCAGAACGGGTGATCATGAGAATTTCACCGGCGTGGACTCAGGAGTTCAACCGGTCTGGCCCGGCGAGGGCGGTGATATCATCGCTGCATTCGTCTATAAAACGCGCCTATTCTGCTTCAAAGAAGACGCTTACGGCTACTACTTAGACGACAGTGACACTGATTCGGACAACTGGGTGTGGAAAAAGATCACTAGTAACTTCGGAGTCAGTGCAACGAATGCTGTTATTGAAGTAATTGATGATATGCTTACTGGGAATGATACCGGCACGGTCACTTCTTATCTAGCAACGCAAGCACTCGGCGACGTTGCGGCAGGTGATGTACTTCAAAACGCTCAAATTGAAAACTATTTGCGCGGAAATTCAAGTAAAGCCGGTATGGACGTTCAGCACGCGCTCTATTATCCCGAGAAAAAGCTAGTTTTCTTCACATTTCGCAGTGCTTATTACACATACAATGACTCACTTCTTGTTATTGATGTGAATAAAACCAACATGCCACGCATTACTTTCTGGCGTAAAGGAAGGCCGCAGTGCCTCGCTTTGCGAAAGGACGCAACTAATATCAAGCGCCCGATGTACGGAAGCACCGACGGACGTGTGTATTTCATGGATAAAGAAGACCGGAATGAAGGCGGCTCTGCAATCAGCGCTGAATTTCAAACAGCGCAGATGGACTTTCGGCAATTAAACGGAGCATTCGCAAATAAGAATAAGTTATTTGACTGGCTGGCAGTCACTTACGTACCTACCGGTGATTTCACCTTACTGTGCGACTGGTTCATTGACGGCAAATACATAGATACGGTTAGCTTTCCTTTAGTCCAGTACATGAAACCGAAGCTTAATACGTTACTGCTTAACGTAGACCGCTTAGCACAGCCGAATACCGAGACAGCGATGCAAAAGCTTAGCGGGTCTGGGCGCGTGATCAGCTTCCGTTTTAGAAACGAAGGCTTGAATCAAAATTTCCAAATCTGTAGTATTACAGTAGGGTTTAGAGAATCGGGCGAGAAAGCACAAAAGACTGAATAAGTCGGGGGATTACTATGAGTGGTGCGACATTTGGACGTTTGAAAAATTGGGGCGATGAAATTCTTACGAATGAAGACCTCAATGATGAAATTGATAATATTTTAGAAAACTTCATGCCTCAGGGCATGGATGATTACTCGGTGAATGCCGCGCAAATGAAGTTGCAAACTTCACCGGGCGGCCTCGGCACTGAGTCTCTCGCGGTTAGCACTGCGGGTGAACTTGAGCGCTTGCGCTACGTAATCGCGCGCATTATTTTCGGCGACGGCGTAAGTACGCGCAAGTGGTATGAAGAAGGTGTTAGCAGCATTCAAGATTTATTCGACACTTTCCAAGCCGCTCAGATTTCTAGCTTCAGCGGAAATCGCATCGCTTCGGGCCGCAAATCAGCAAATTCAAGCAAGCTTATGGCATTGGTTCCCGTTGGAAATCAACCACAGGTAACTCTGAAGGCCGGAACTACTCCATTCGTTTATTTCGTTGAAGGTAATTCATACACGATTAGCTCTGACGTTTCTGTGACTGTGGGCACTGCCCCGGTTTCAAATAACACAGCGGTTGCGATGTACACGCCGAGCACTCAGGGTGATTTAACTTCTGCGGATGAGCAGCTTAAGTACTTGGGTGAGTACGACACGCCACTTAATTTAATTTCCGTAGGAAGCAGCATTACTTCGCGCATTCAGCGCCTGGTCGCTTTGCTCCCAGACAGTAATGATGAAATCATTGTGGGAACTTTGCGCGCAGCTTCTGACATCGGCAGTACGACGAACACGCACGAGCTAATTAATTGCCGTCGCGGAGCTTTCTTCGACAACTTAGATTTCCCGTTAGTACGCGAGTACTTTGCGACAAACCATACGATGACAATGCTTGAGCTTAGTTTCATTTTCGCAAAGACGGATTTGACCCTTGATTCAAGCACCCGCTTACACGCATCGGGCACAGTTCAGCCTGCATCTGCAACTAGCGGTGATTACTGGTTTGATACTTCACTAAAGAAATGGTTTAAGTACAACGGTGCTGCGTGGGCCGCTGCTAATGCAATTCTTATCGGCTACGCCGCTTCAAACACTTCGAATTGTATCGCTGCGCGAACGCTGGACGCTGAAGCAATTCAGTCGGATCATAATTCAGTGCGCATTCAGCAGGACGTAAATAAGACCATTGTTTATTCTGCTGGCGGCTTTGAACAAATCGTTGTTAACGGACAAAAGATCACGTTCCAGGACGCACCACTGACGTTCGATCCGACGCTAGATATGGCGAACGGAGTGAATTACTCTGCGAGCACAACTTATTACCTTTACATCACCGAAACGGGCGGACGTAAGATCAGTGACATCGGCCCGCATGACCGTCGCTCTGACTTACTCGGCTGGTATCACCCTTCGGAAATGTGGCGTTGCGTAGGTCAGTTCTACTCAAACGCCAGCTCTGAGTGCGTCGCTCAACTAAGTATAGACGGCGACGACTGTCCTAAGTTTGAAATCACGCAGAACTGGGTCAGTGCTTCATCAACTAATACACTAATGTTTCACGCGCCGCCTTCGCGCGCATTTCGCATGGGAAGCACTTATGTAAGTAATGCAATTCCTAAGGGCGAGCGCATGTGCAGAGTTCCTGGCCTTCTCCGCTTAAATTTAGCGGCTAACGCTGCTTGCGGAAGGACGCTAATTACTCCGGGAATTTTCGGCTCGGGCCAGCAGCCGCCTATGGCTCTTTACTTAGTAAGCACAGGGCATTGCGGTCCGCTTCTCGGTCTTAGCCCAGCGGCTGACTTTGACACAGATAATACCGTGCTAAGTTCAACGACTAGCGGATTCACTTCGGCAATCTATGTGAAAGCGCCTTCGGCTAATAACGTGGGACGCAAAATTCCTGTAGGTATTCTAACGGGCGGTGCTTCATCTGCATTCTGGGATCAAGCATTCACAAGTATCACTCCGCTAACCACGGATAATGCAATGGCAGTGCTAACTGCTATCGCTAAGAATAACTGGAGTCCGTTCGGAACTGGCGCGCTTTGGATGGCTCTCGCTGATAATTTCAGCTTAAGTACTTCCGGTTACGCTTCACTCGAGTACGCTCAGTTAAGCAATAACAGCATCATACTTCCGGAAGGAACTTATGAAGTTGAAGTTGATGCGCTTTGGACCGGAGCGGATGCGCTTCAGCACCAAGCTCAGGCAGTGATGATCGGGTCTGTGAATGGAAATAACACGACGACAGTACCGGATACCGTTGGAATTACTCCGCTAGGAACTAATGATAATATTAATTTCCCGGCGCAGGATAATTACGTATCGATCCGAGCCGGAGTTGCTACTACAATATTCCCACTCGGAAAGCTTTACTTTAGAGCACAAACAAGAATGCAAGTTTTCCTTAATACGAAAGTTGTATTTGCAACCGCAGGGTCCGGAGCATTCCGTTTGCGCGGTAAGTTCCGTAAGTTAGACAGAGCGGGGAGCTAAACGATGGAAAATTTGCCAGAAGTTCCATTTAATGAAGCGGGCCGCGAGCGAATTGAGAAGCTTGCGGAGACCCTTCAAGCCTTGCCGGATAAGTACAAAGTTCCAATTGAAACTATGCACTTATTTCTGAAGGGCATGTACGCGCGCACTGTGCGGATGAATGCAGGTGATCTTATTGTCGGAAAGATCCACAAGGAAGAGCACCTAGTAATTATCAGTGCGGGACGCGCGAAAGTATTTGCAGAAGAATTTGGCGAAGCTATTGAAATAGCGGCGCCATCCGTTTTTGTCAGTCCGCCGGGATCACGCAGAACTCTGCTAATCCTCGAGGATATGATCTGGACCACAGTGCACTCGACTCCGGAGCGGGATTTAGTTAAACTTGAAGACGAGTTGATTGCTAAGACGCATGATGAAGTGAAACCGTACGTAAGTACGGCTGAGATGCGAATGGATAAGCAGGAATTTTTAAAAGGACCAGCTGAGCTGGAATCGGGGGATTTATGAGTTGGGGTTATGTCGCCGTAGGGGGCGCAGTTTTAGTCGGTTCGTACCTATCACAGCAGGGCGCACAGGCCGGAGCGGATGCAGCGGGTAAGGCTGCGGGCGCACAGCTTGATGAAGCACGCAGACAAAGTATGCGCGCAGAGCAGCTTGGTGATGATCTTACTAAGCGAGTGAGTTCGCTTGCGGCTGCTAGTCCGCAGGAATTAGCTTCATTCGAACGCTCGGTGAATTCCGCTCAGCAATTAGTTGACCGTGACAGCAAATTACTAGATGCGATTGATCCGGCACTTATGGAAGCAAGCACGCAAGCGTTGAAATTACTCAGAGGTGAGGATGCTCAAGCAATTGCGCCGATTAAAGCGCAACGTGATACGCAACGTAAGCAATTAGTAAATATGCTAAGGGAGCAAATGGGTCCGGGTGCTGAAGTTAGCACTGCCGGGCAAAAAGCGCTTCAGCAGTTTGATATGGAAACCAATTCGATGCTGAGCCAGGTGCAACAAGGAACTCTCGGTATGCTGCTGGGAACTGCGCAGAATCAGCGCGGTCAAAGTGCTTCGAGCACTGGCCTTCTTACGACTGCGCAGCAAAATATGGGCATTGGACTTGGAAATATCAGTAACAGGCAGACTCAGGCCGTACTCGGCGCGGGAACTGCTCAACTTGGCGCTGTAACTGGCACAGGTCAGAGCATCACTCAGTCAGCGGGCGCACCATTCGTACAAGCTCAGTTAAGCGGGCAAGCGCAACAAGGAATGGGAAATCAGTTGATGAATATCGGCGGAACTATGGGCATGTACGGCTTAATGAACGGTGGATTTGGAAAGAAGACAGGGTAATCAGCGATGAGCAGTAACCGTAAACTTTCACTTGCAGAAATGATGGGTGCAACAGCGGCTAAGACTGGGCAGTCTGGAAAGCTTTCCCTTTCTCAGCTTCCGGAAATTTTAGGTGATGGCTGTCCGGATATTCCAAAGAATGCTGTAGGCCGTCACCGCCTCATCCGCTCACTTCAGCAGCGCTTCGGCCCTAATTGGCGCAGCCTTCCCGGAGTGAAGGACCTCGTAGTAGAATTTGACAGTGACGTTGAACTTGAAATGCGCGTAGCGAAGTTGAAAAAGATTAAGTACGCCGGACGAAAGGATAAATAACATGGCTTCATTGGCAGAAATGATGTACCAGTCACAAACTCAATCGGCACAAAATACAGGTGCGGGCCTCGCTGACTCTGTAGTTAGAGGTGCTTCACTGGCATTGCAGAAAGAACAAAATGATTTAGCAAAGGTTAAGTTAGCACAGGATAAAAAAGCCTTAGGCACTGCGAAGTATGAAAAATTCGTCGAAGCTCTTGATAAAGGAGTGAAGTATGAAGGTGCTGCTAAGACAAATTATTACACAAAAATCCTTCCGCAGTATCGCGATGCTC